CCGCTCCTGTGTAGTTTGTTGTGGTGCTTCCGTTCCATACAGAAACATCGACAGAGTGGCTTTTAGTAGTGTTCTCCGCATCCGATAAAAATGAAAGGAATAAGTAACCCGTTTGTAATCTTTCTTTGTTAAAGTAGATGTTGGCATAATCCCTATTTGAAATAAAGTTACCTTGATATTGTGTTTCGTATTCTAACGGAGTTAAATACATTGGACTCGTAGGAGTATAAAGATAATCTTGAATATAATTATAACTCTTTTTAGAACTTGTTTGTAAATCTAAATAAGTAGTTCCACCATACTCTTCACCAAACTTTACTTGGTAATCGACATATACATCAGAACCGGTATAGGAAAAAACTGAAGGTGTAACAATATTTGGTTTAAAATAAGATGCCCAATAATTATGAACTATTGAAGAAACATCAAAGATTCCTTTTGCTGATACGGGTTGAGGAAAACTCTTTAACCTTGCTACTAAATTCCCACCTACATAAACATCACAAACATATTTAAAGTTTGTTTGATTGGTATTATTAGAACCTACCACAAACCATAATGGAGCGTGTAGGCTTGAATAATTATCTGGAGAACTATTGATTACTATTGCCATATTGTGAAATTAAAACCTTTATATCTTGCCCTAATATTTTGCTTACACTTACTGCGAAATCTCTTCCGAAGTATTCATTTACTGCACTATCGAAATATCCTGTTTTCTTTAATCCTTTTTTCTTAATGTTTACCGCAACCGCATAAGCTATGCTTTTCTTTTTAGAAGCCTCGCTTACCATTTTAGATAGCGATTCCCTCTTTGCTTGTCGCTTCGTTATAGATACATCGTTTCTTCTTACTCCGTTTCTATTAACCCAAGAAGAAATGTTTTTTAGCATTGACCTACTTACCCCTAAATTCTTAAAAGAATACGGAGAGTTCGGAGTTCCGCTTTTAACACCTTTAACCCCTTTGTTTACAAAGTCATAGTATTTAGCCGCCTTTGAGTTAGCTGGATATCCTAACGAAATCGAATAGCCATTAGGTTGTTTTATTAAATCACCTTGTGCTATATCGTCACTCAATGCCCCTGTATCTGAAATACCTAATACCTCAATGTTATCCTTAACCTTTTGTATAAAGTTAGCAGCCGCCAATATCAAGTATTGTTCTAAAACAGGAAGTTTCTCCAATTCGGTAAAATCTTCCCTTGATGCTCCGAGTTGATTCAGAGTACCAGAAGAAAGAAGTTCCGATTGTAGTTGTTTAATACTTTTTGGCATAAGCCTTCTTTATTTGGTCTGCTTCGTATTCGCTCTTCGATTTAAGGTAAGATAGGTCATTAAGGAATTGGATTGTAGGTAACTCATAAGCCTCTTCAAGTGTGATTCTTTCGAATGTAGCAACCAATTCGGTCTGGTATATCCATCCATAATACTGCATAAACTTTGATGCACCGCTTCGGCTTGATATCTCGTTAGCTTGTTCTCCATCATCTCCCGAATCAAATAATCCTTCGAACTCTTTATCCAATTTCTGTAAACTTGATAAAAAAAAACCACGCTTCCGAGGACTTGCGTTATTGGAGCTTCTAAAATATCCTGTGAGTACTCTTCGTGCCGACTTGCATCATACTTATCTACTTTCCAACCGAACAAGGTTCTTTTCATCGGCATAACCATACAAGCAGCTATCCTATGAAGGTTAGCGTTTACATCTTTACCGAAGTGTTTTGTTTCTATGTAACGAGCCGCAGGAATCTTTCTAACATCGTAGATACACTTGTAACGCTTTCCTTTGAGTTTTATAAACCTTTCGGGTTGTGGCTTGATTTCTTCGTGGATAAAAGAAATAGCCTTTAAAAGAGGCTGCAAATCGCTTACAGGCAAAGAATCTATTTCGTGTTCCGTTAAGCCGGTACAAATAGAAGCAGCACTTATTGCCAAATCTAAATCGGTAACATCTTTACTTTTTAAGAAAAGGTCATTAAGTTGTTGCCATTGAAATACGTTAAGGTCTTTCCAAGTCATACCCTTAAATAGAAAAACCCTTTCGTTTGTTCAAGCGAATGAATACTTCCCTTGTCCTGTGTTTCTTGTGTAGTGTTGCCAAGCTAAAGCAAGAGCCATTACGCAGTCATCGTGAAATCCTTGCGGTGCAGAATATCTTACCCCTGTAGCGGTGTATTGATACTCAAAGATTTCCAACTCTTCAGTTATGTGTCCTTGTGGGAAGGTTATCTTTCTTTGTTGAATAGCCGAAGCCAGACCTTCCATTAATTGTTGCTTACTTGTTGATGTAAACCTAAACCCACTTACCGGTAAGCCATCCCTTTGTAAGTCCTCGAAGATTGGGTCTCCCGCCCCTGTTGAATCTATTAACATCGGAACTTTAGGTAAGTTATTTATTACTTGTTTGGTTTGTCTCCAATCCTTTTGAAACCTATCAAAGTAACAAACAGAGCCATTTTTATCCAAGCCTATGATTACGGTAAAGTCAACCGACTTCGCCAAATCAATCCCAAACGCAATAGGAGCCTCGTGGCTGACCTCAAACGTGCATTGCTTGATATAACTACTCCCGAAAGGATTAGCCGCATTTTCAGCAGGATTAGCCATATACTCCTGCTCAAAGACAACTTCGGGGAGTTGAAGCCTTGCATCATCAATCTCGGTTTTGTCTATATGGGGGTTATCGTAGGTAGTAAACTTGAAGGATTGCCAATCGGGTTCGCCAGATTTAAGGAATAAAGAGTAAAAGAAGTTCTTGCCTTTTGGTGTTGAGATAAACAAGGCTCTTCCTTTGTAGTCGGTTAGGGTAGGTCGGATAGAGTTAAGCCATCCATTTTCAAGGTCTGGAATAAACGAGGCTTCATCTATAACCCCGAAGTGGAACTTCCTACCTCGTAGGTTATCTAATCGTTCTCCGGTAAAAAAATAAACCGCTCCCCCGTTTGGGAATTTTATGGATAGTTCTGATTTGTTAGATTCAAAGGGAACTGCTTTGGCTAATTGGTCAAAAAAGACCCTTGCAAGATTGTAAGTAGGGGTAACGTAGAATACTTGTTTACCTTGTAAAGCATTGACTATTATTTCTATTTGAGATAGTTCCGACTTACCAAACCTTCGCCCTGCAAGTACAACCCTAAACCTTGATTGAGAATCAATAATGGCTTGTTGGTTAATATGTGGAGTAGGTAACTCAATCCTCATAGAATGGTTTTCCCATTAACGAATACGACTTCAATCTTTGAATCAGAGCTAACTTGTTGCGTTTCTTTCGGTTTTCCGTAAACCCTTGTAAGTAAGGTTTCTACCGAATACAAAGAGCCTTTCTCTAAACTTTTACGCATAGCATTGGCGATTGTTTTTTCCAAGATTGTAGCCTTCGGGTTATCCCAAACCTCTTTTAAATCATCCAAATCCATCTGAAGCATTACTTGTATTGTGTCATTGATTTCGCTTAACTTGTACCCTTGTTCCCTTAATAGGGTAACATACTTCTTCGGTCTGCCATTAGGGTTTGCTACCTCTCCTTTTTTAAAAGGCTTTAAGTTTTGATTGTTAGCCATTTCTCTCTATTATCTCACTATTTTGAGCGATAGGGTGGTACTGCCCCCCTTCTTTCAACTGGAATGTTGAACGCATTACTTTTATGCTTCTATCGCTTGTTTCTTTGGATAAGGTTTTGCTAATTTATTACAGATAGATAGCAAATTCTTATCTAAAGGATAAATATATTTTCTTTTACCTGCTAATTTTCTTTTTATTTCTCCCTTTCCGTGTCTTGAATGTACCCATTTACCATTAATTAAAAACTCATATCCACTACTTTCACTTTCATTAATAAAATACCAATTTGTGGCTTGATAGATAGTTCCATAATGGTTTTGTCCTTTATCACTATAAGAAACTAAAAGTTTAACAGTAGGGCAATCTTTTTTTATTAATTTCATTGATATAGCTAATGCTTTAGAGGTTATTTCTTGTTTTGAATTTAATGCGACTCTTCGTAATTCTAAAACCTTTCCATTTTGTAAAGAAAATTCTGGAACTATATTTGGAGTAGCAGGATACCCAAATATAATGACTCCACAAAATTCAGAGTTATCATTGAAAACAGAGTAAGAAATATTTGCACCAGTAGGAATTCTTTTTGCGTAATGAAAATTCATACAAGCGTAAACAATGGCTTTTCTTGATGCTTTCTCTAATCTCATATTTCTGCTTGTTGTAGGTCTTCTACTGCTTCAAAAATGATTTTCATAGTAGGTGGTTTATTCTTTTCTTCTCCTATTAATTCATCATCCGAAGGAGCAATAGCAAACCCGGGTATATCCAACCCCCACTCTTCGAGTTTATCCGAATCCCAATTATTAGCAAGGTCGTTCCAATCCCATTCTCCGAAGCCTACGTTATCCTTTATAATAAATTCCTTTTGTTGTTCTTCGGTAAGGTTTGATGCTTTGATGATGGGTATCTCTTTTATTCCTGCCTCTTGGCAAGCCTTTAATCTCATATTCCCACCTA